ATATCACCTGTGCGAGGTACTCGCGTTGTTCGTCGCGTCGGGTATGTCGTGGGATGACTATGGTAAATTACTTAATGACATCGCATAGTTACCACGGATTGACATATAACAAGACTTATCGGTCAATTGAAATCCCAAGGCTAATCCAAGGCTAACTTATTGAAATGACTAGAAATAGTTTTGAAAATCCAAACGAACTTGAAAATCACGCGGGTACCGGTACCTGTACATCCATCCATCCATATAAAAATCCCAAATATAGAATCAACCAGTGTTTTGCAGAGTGAGGCATAGCTTTTTATGAGCGACGAAGATTTAAAACAGGAAGTTGTGGCAGAGGAGTCGGGAAAAATATCGGAAGCCGTAGAAGTGCTACCGCCCATAATGCGTCAGATTCCACAGACACGGCATCATGTGAAGGATGAGCAGTTAGGGTATCAGATACGGGATTTAGCTCGTCTTGGGCTATCCAAGAGCGCTACAGCGCTTGCTGCTAGGTTGAGCGTAAACTTGCTTGAAAAATACTACATGGCTGAGTTTCTTGAGGGTCAGGCTGAGATGCAACGAGGTTTAGCTTCGGTGGCGGTAGCTGAGGCTATGAATGGAAATACTCCTGTACTGTTACACTTACTCAAGACTAAGTTGGGTTGGTCGGAGGCTCACCAGATTGAGATTAGTGGTGAGGTTAGGAGTGTTGTAAGTGCCAAGCCGCTCAGCAAGGAAGAGTTTATCCAAAAGTATCTCACCAAAGAGTCTGAGGATTAGGTATTATCGCTGTGGCTCATGTGGCTATGTAGGCATGATAGTTACCGACAAGCGTAGGTTTAACTGTGGCTGCAAAAAGTGTAGGGAGTATTTAAGGTTAGGTAATACTCAGATTACGGAAGGAGAGTATTGGAAGGTATGGGGATAGAGCATAGGGAAAAGCAAGAAGATGAGAATAGCAAACGCTGCCCCGTTTGCCAGCATGTGAGCACAGTTAAAGTCGGAACTGATGAAACTCCTTATGTGAGTTTGTTTGCTGGCTGTCATGGCCCTTACTTTGTCTGTCAGAATCCTGCTTGCAACGTAGAGCGGATTTACAGTGGTAACTTAGTTATGGTGAGTGGCGGTGATTGGACAGGAGAGTGAGTATAACCTAGACGAGCAAATCGTTTGGGCACCCCAGTCAGGTCCACAGGAAGCATTAGTTGCTTGCCCCATTACACTTATTGGCTATGGCGGGGCACGAGGTGGCGGCAAAACTGACGGTGTTTTGGGTAAGTTTGCCATTAAACAGGAACAGTTAGGCTCAGCTTTTAACGCCATTTTCTTCCGTAAGGAACTACCCCAGGCAGATGACCTTATTGAGCGAGCTAAGCAGATATACCTTCCACTTAAAGCTCACTGGCAGGACCAAAAGAAGCAGTTTACTTTTCCTAATGGTGGCCGACTTCGTTTTCGTCCTTTAGCTAACGATGCTGATGCTGACAAATACCAGGGCCAAAACCTCTCAGATTGCGCCATAGAAGAAGCTGGTAACTATGCTGACCCAAGCTGTATCTGGAAGCTATTTGGAGCGCTACGAGGCAAGGGAACGTGTCAAATCATCCTTACATTTAACCCTGGTGGCGTAGGGCATGGATGGTTAAAGGAGTTCTTCATAAAGCCAGCCCCAAAGGGTATGAAGGTACTACGGAAGGATTTACCCGATGGGACTGACTTCGATTACATATACATTCCCAGTCGAGTAACAGACAACCAGATTTTGATGGCTCGTGACCCAGGATACATCAGCCGTTTGCACATGGTTGGTAGCCCTGAGTTGGTACGCGCTTGGTTAGAAGGAGATTTTGAAATCCATGAAGGCAGTTATTTTCCCGAGTTTAGCTCTAAACATATTATTGCTCCTTTCAACGTCCCAACCCATTGGCCTCGTTACCTTGGGTATGACTGGGGTTATCGCAGTCCTTTTGCTGCTGTCTGGGGTGCTGTTAGTTCTGGACGTGATGACGGAGGTAGGGAGGTACCGTATCCAAAAGGATCTATTATCATCTATCGAGAAATGTGGGGCAAAGGAATCGACAATGTTGAACAAGCAAATCGAATCGCTAGTGTTTCCGTGGGAGAAAATCCAGTAGCAGTAGCCGACCCATCCATCTTCAGTCATGAGGGTGGACCAAGTATTAACGACCAATTCACCACTGTCTTTGCTAAATACAAGCATCCAGCGTTTCGTGCTGCTGACAATGACCGCATTTCAGGTTGGTCGCAAATACGACAACGTTTGGTTGGTAAGCCACCGTTACTGTACATCTTTGCTAGTTGCCCATACCTATTGGAAACCCTACCATCAATGTCGATAGACAAGCGTAATCCAGAGGACTTGGATACCACCGGCAATGACCATGCCGTTGATGCTCTGCGTTATCTCTGTAAAGCGCGTCTAATTGATGCTAAATGGGAAGCACCAGCTCAGGTGGTCGGCAAGGGTATCGTCAAACTCCAGAGCTATATCGCTAAAATTAGAGCCAGAAACGCGAAGTCACGAATATGAAAGTAAAAGCACCAGCCACGACCATCAAAAAGTACAGTCCTCGTTGGTGGAAAACTCAGATTCTCGACTCAGAAAAGCGATACGACAAGTTTATTCGCTCAGCCGAAGAGTCAATTCGCGTTTATAATGCAGCCCGTCAAATTGAGAGCCTTAAAGATGCACAACGCCGCTTAAACGTATGGTGGTACTGCGTTAATACTCTACTTCCTGCCTACTATAGCTCCACACCAAAGGCTGAAGTAAACCTTCGTAAGCGGAGCGGCGGAGTGCCATACGAACTTGGTAGCGTCATCCTTGAGCGCAATACCCAGTTTGCAATGGATATTCACTTTGACTTCGATAAAGTTGGATATAACGCAGCATTGCAGTTTTTGCTCACTGGCCAAGCTGTACTTTGGGCGAGATACCAGCCAATTTTTGAGACAGTGTATGAGGATATTGCGGTTATTCGTGACCCTAGTGGCGCTCTTATTACCGGTGATGGGCAGCCTTTTGAGGGTGAGCTGGATGATGCTCAGGAAACTGCGGGTGGAATCCTTGTTGCCAAAGTTCAGGTAGAAAAGAAGGTAAATGAGAAAGCCACACTCGAAGTAGTTCAATACAACGACTACCGCTGCTCCGATGCTCGTAATGAATCCGAAATCGAATGGCAAGCTCGACGCGCATTTCTTGACAGATACCAAGCCGAAGAGCGATTTGGGCAGGAAATTGCTGACAAACTCAATTACGATAGCTATCCCGAAATATCCAAAAATAACCTTAACCGCAAAGATGAAAAGTTTGAGGGCAAGGCAGAGATTTGGGAAGTTTGGTGCGAATCCACTAACCGTGTTTACTGGCTTCAAACTAATTACGAAAACATCATCATCGAAGAGTCAGAACCACCAATAAAGTACGACAAGTTTTATCCTTGTACTGTTATTCGCCAATCGGCTGACCCAGACAGCGTAGTTCCTGTTTCCGACTATGCTCATGTTAAGGACCAAATCCTTGAGGTTGAGCGTCTTACAACCCGTATTCATGCAGTAACTCAGGCCATTCGTACGAACTTTGTATACGACTCGGCTATGGGCTCCACTATTCAACAGATCTTTGAGGATGACTTAAAGGGACTTCCTGTTGATAACTGGCCGTCCAATCGCGGTCGAGGTGGGCTTCAGGGCGCTATTGAGTTTGCACCAGTTGAGCAGTTCATTAACGGCTTAAATGTCCTTCAGCAAACCCGCTCAGCAGCTCTCCAGCAGCTTTATGAAACCCTCAAGGTATCTGACCTACTTCGTGGCACTTCGGAGCAATACAAGAGCGCTACGGCCAATAGACTTGAAAGCCAGTGGTCCTCAATGGGACTCATTGTGCGTCAGAACATGTTTTGCAAGTTTATATCCGATGCAGTAGCAAACATCGGTACAATCATTGCTGAGCAGTTTGATGAGGAAACAATCCTTGATGTAGGTGATGCTGATAGACTCATTAGCGAAACACTACTTCCACCTCCTCCAGCCCCAGAAGCTCCACCAATGCCACAGGGTCAACCTGAGATGCCTTTCGGTGGTGAGCCAGTTGAGGAGCCACAGCCAGGACCAGGACAACCTGAGATGCCAGAAATGCCTGAAGGCATGGAAGCGCAAATGCCTGGTAATCCTGAAGCTGAACTTGAAAAGGTTGAGGCTGAAATCATCGAGATCCTTCGAGACTGCAAAAAGCGGTGCTATAGAATCCAAATTGCTACTGACTCAATGGTGGCAATCGATCAGCAGCAGCAGCAGCAAGAAGGTGCCGCGCTTATCCAAACAGCAGGTGCGTTCTTTGACCAAATGCGTGGGCTTGTTGACCAATACCCACCATTGGTTGAGTTTAGCATTAGCTTGTTTCAAAACATGATTAAGCGATTTAAGGGAGGCAAGGAACTTGATGGCATCTTTACTAAAGCGCTTCAACAAATTGGTGAGATTGCTAAGGCTAAGGAAGAAGCTGCGAAACAGCCGCCTCCGCCTGATCCAACGATGATGGAAGTTCAGGGACGATTGCAGATTGCTCAAATTGAAGCACAAGCTCGGTTGCAGCAAACACAAATTGAGTCGCAAGATCGCGCTGTTAAAAACCAAATTGAAATTCAAAACCAGCAACTCAAGGCTCAACGCGATCAGCTTGAAGCCCAACTTGCTGTACAAAAGCAACAGTTTGAGGAGTTCATTAAACAACAAGAGTTATTGCTGGCTGAGAAGGATATACAAGTTAAACAGTCCAGCGTCGAAGTTGATATGCTTAAAGTTCAGTCAACTGCACAAAGTGAGTCCGATAAAGCGCTCATTAAGCAGGAAAATGGACAGATGCAGCATATCCTCGATATTCAAAAGCTCGAACTTGAGCAGATGCGTATTAAACTTAATGAAAGCGAAAAGCTCATGGAAGAGCGCCGCTTCGCATCCGAGCAAGCGCTTGAGCGTATTCGCATGACAATGGAGCACATTCAGCGTCAACCAACTGGTTCAATTATGGTTAATACCGATAAGCCAATGGTTATCGAAAAGACAAACAAACCTAAGAAGAAGCGTGGTACTATCATCACCGATGCACAAGGCAATCCTGTTGGCATCGATATTGAGGAAATTGGATAATGAGTACGGTTGTTTCCAATTCAGCAGCAGCAGTAAATCCAGACATTCCTGTAGCTACTACAGTTAAAAATGGTAGCGTTTACCAAGAGGTTGTACAGGGATTAGTTAATCAACCATACAATGAAATAGTATTGGCATATACAGGTACTAATCTTACTGGTGTAATATACAAATTGGCTGGAGCGACAGTAGCTACGTTGACTCTTGGCTATGATGGCAGCAACTTAACCAGCGTCGTGAGATCTTAATGTCGTATCAGTTTAATCCCTTCACTGGCACATTTGACTTGGTTACTGGTCCAGGTGGAACAGACGGACAGGTGCAGTTTAATAATGGCGGATCGCTTGGTGGTGCTACTCAAATAAACTATGACGATACGCAGGGATTTACTGGGTTCCAACAATCCACTCCAGAAGCGCCAGTGCATAGCGCTGGAATATATGGTCAGCAGGTAACAACTCCAGCTACTATTTCTGCAACTCTTGTTGAAGATGTTGCAATTAGCACACCTGGATCATTAACTTCATCAGAAGTATTAAGTCCACCACTTCCTACGGCTCCAACTGGATTAACTATTACTCTTATTGACCAAGTTAATAGTGCAACTGCTACTCAGAATACATCCGTTTCTGGCTCATACCTTTGCATGGGTCAAACCATTTACTACCGCGTGAGTCCATATCGCATGGTTAGCGGTGAGCGTGTATGTAACGTAAACTTTAACTATTTCACTGTTACTGACTATATTAATGACTACGCGACATACTTTTCCGTAGATATTACATATAGCACTATTAGCTCAAATTATGATGGATTTTTGCTTGAGCGTAGCGACGATAATTATACTTGGACGTATGCAGTAGATGTTTCAACTGCAACAACATATAGCGATACCGGATTTACTACTACTGATACTCATACCATTAGCTCCTATATGGAGGGTGGAGTTACTTGGACATTGAACGTAGCTGCCAATGCTATGTTCGATGGCACACCATTGAATGGACCATTATCGCCATTTACCGTTATTGATGGCGGTACCGGACTAGCAATGATCTTTAACATCTCGGGCATCACAGTGCCGTCGGGATACAATCTTCAATATCAATCGCCAAATGGATACGGCATTGATTTCACCAGCATTACTTCCTACGACGACTATGGACAGGGATCTACATACCCATATCAGCCATTTTCCGATTTAGCATTTGGGGTTCTTAATACATCATTAACTGGCGCAACAACTACTGCTGCAAGTTTTTTGAATGGATACTCATTATTTATTGAGGATAATTCTTATTGGGATGTTGATGTTTGGGAGTATCGAATCCATCCGGTAACTGCTGAAAAGTATTGTGTCTCATCACCGGATACCTACTCACTTGGTTATGATTCTGGTTCAATGAGTCCAGTATCGTTCGACTGGTCAACAATTGCAGGAAATGGCGATGGTCGTTTTGTAGTTTTAAAACAAAACGGTGTTGAAGTAGCTGAATATGATGCGGTTGGAAGCACTGTAACTGGCAATATTTTTCAACCATCAACAGTAAGCACAAAACAGTATATAGGCAGCTATAGCGGTCTTCCTCGAACATTCAATTTGTTCGGAAAGCAAAGTTCTCCAACAGTAAAATACTCCTCTGGCGCAGCATCAAGTTATTTCACAGACTCAAATACATACCCATATTTGATCCAGCACACATTTGGAAGTGCTGGAAATGCTACAGAGTTTAAGCTGATTCAAACTAGCGCAGCTGGCAATGGTAATTGTTACGATGGAATTATAACGTCCGGCATACTCCAAAATAACACGCCGCTGGGAGACGCAGCTAATACACCAACATCTGTTGGGTATTTGTCTAATGGAAGCAATCTAAATCGCACATATAAAGTATATGCGAGCAAGGTTATCGGTGGCATTACAGTATATAGCCCAACATTTGCTACAACTACGACTACAGATCCAAACAACAGCAAGCACTATATTGTAGTTCTAGGGTGTACTGCTGTTTCTGGTGCTTCGTATAAGTTTACGCGACAAATTGGAGCTGGCTCTACATCATACGAGATCGCTGGTGGAAACGTATTAAACGATTCAACTAGCACTGCATGGGGAGCATCTTCAATTGTAACTCCTATATATGGACCCGTATCTGGAGCGATATTTGAGCGAGCACTCAACGGAAGTAGTGAGCCACCAATTACAGCGTTTAGAAATACAACATCACTGGTACTCGCGTATAACGAGTTCCAGCGCCAACAATCTCCTGGACTGTGGCAAATAACTGGTAAGTATGGAGTAAATAATAGTACCGGCAATTTCTTTATTCAGTCGCAGGCAAATGGACTTGAGATTGGTCCGTATGGGACAGCCCATGCAGTTATTGAAAACGCTCGAATAGAGTTCAACAGGAACTACAATTACAATAGTTATTTGCAGTTTCGTGGCATGAATATTGCCAACGTAATGTATCTAAAAGCATACGATGATACTGCGTACTTCGGATCGAACTACACACTATTTGGATACGATCCAGCATCGACGATCTATGTGACATCTAACTGGACAGACAGTTGTATAACAATGACACCTGGGTATAGCACATCGAGTGGTGGCATTTGTCTTGGGCTCAAAGATTATTCGGGAACTATAAAATACGCAGTCACTAATGACGGGCGTATCCTAGTCGGTAGCTCGTATACCAACAATGGAATGATTCGAGTTGGGGCAGGGACTTCAAGTTATGCCCAAATATACTTAGAGAACAGTTCGTCACTCTGTACATTTGGTGGATCCATTAGCTATCAAAGCGGTGTTTTTTACGGAACTGATGCGAGTGGCAATATACGCCGATTTCTTCAAACTCCAGCTTCATATACAAGCGGTTCTTTCGGATATATTAATGCAAGTGGCGATATAGTCGCTGACAACCGTTTCGTGTGGAACGGCAGCGGCCTCATAGCGAATAGCCAGATCACTTGCCAAGCGGGGATCTATATCAGCACTGGCCAAGCGCTTACGCTTGCGAATGGTGTTCTTGTTTCTGGTGGTATGCGTAATACCATTTCAGCCAAATCGGCAAACTACACGCTTACGCAAGGTGATTATGCAATTATTGTTAATACATCTGGAAAGACAATTACGTTGCCAACAGCTGTAAGCAAATCTGGCCAGCGGTATACAATCAAAGCGACTCATACAACTGGAACTACCACGCTTAATACAACATCAAGTCAGACGATTTTTACAGCAACAGCAGTTACGAGTATTACAATGCTTCCTGGCGATTGCATCAGAGTTATGTCTGATGGAGCCAACTGGATAGCTATATAGGAGGAATATGACATCTGAACAAGCATTAAACATCTTGGCACAAGCATCACAAGCAGCGGCTTTGCCGTATCAAGCCCACATGCAGGTACAAGAAGCATTACGGATTATTGCTGAAGCGTTGAAGGTGCAAACAAATGGCTAAGGTAACATTTACTGTAATCGGCGAGTTCCCTGCAGACGAGGTGCTTGTATATGCAAAAGCTCGTGGCTATGTCGAAGAGTTAGCAGATGGAGTTGATGATACCGGGCTCCCAGCATTCAAACCGAATCCGCAAACCCCAGTGGATTATGTAGCAAAATACATTAAATCCTTCTTAGTTCGTGAAGTTGGCGGCGTTACTGAAGCTGCAATTCGCTCTAAAGCCGATGCTGATTTGGCAGCACGAATTGCTGGGCTTTATAATTCGGTGGGATTAAACATCCAGGTTAAACCAACAGTTGGATAATGTTTTTATTCTTTAAACCGCCGCAAAGTTACTTACAGGTCCAGTTATTAGATCCAGATGGGTTTAGTAAGCAAAAGGATTTGGAAGAAGCGTATGCGATTAAAATGCTTTTAGCTCGCAAAGAAAAAGCGACTAAAACTATTAAAAAGAAAAAAGCATCCTTTAAGGAAAAAATACAAGCAGCACTTGCTGCTGGTGAAACAACCGTTGAAATTGCCAATCAACTGGCGGAAGAAGTAATTGCAGCTGAACCACAGTTTGTATTTACCGAGCAAATGAAGGTCGATGTTGACCAAATTGTTGCGGAATACAAACGACAGGTAGCTGAGGAAATACGCAAAATGGTTCTTGCTCAAATTGAAGAGCAAGCCGTTTTAGCCGTAGCAATGGAACTTGAGTACCAGCAGAAATTAGCAGCTAAAAAGCTAAAAGAATTAAACAATAAAAAACTACGAGTGCTATACTTGCTCGCTAGTATGGATGAAACCGATGAGTAAATATCGATTGTTCCAGTGGTGCCCAGAAAAACAAAAGGTAGTTCCTATTGAGGAAGTCGCTAAGCGCGTTGCTTCAAATGCCCGTGACTTATTCATTCAGGACGAAATGGAGCCAACTCGAAACCCTTTAAATCCAAAAGAAGTATATACAAGCAAATCAAAGTTGCGAGCAGCTTATAGGGCTGCCGGGGCTGTTGAAGTGGGCGATGCGTATGACCGTGGCTACTCTCCCGAAAAACAGGCGAGGGAGTCCCATCAAAAGTTCGTTCAAAAGTTAAGCCAGCAGGTAATTGAAAGGTACAAACATGGAAGATAATGTTCAGGAAGTAGAGCAGCAGGAATCATCAGAGCGCGAATCAACCGGGCTTAATATACGCCGCACATTAAAACACGAGTTGCGTAGTAAGAACGAGGAGTCAGAGGATACTAAAGAGTCAACAACGCCAGAGCCAGCTATCGAATCAGCGCAAGAGGCAGTAGCGCCCTCGCCTGAACCAGTTCAGGAGCGTCCATTGCTTGTACCACCTGCTGATATGAACGCAGCAGAAAAGGAAGCATTTCTTAACCCTACTGCCGATAATTCGCATGTTTTACAGCAGTATTTAAATCGCCGGGCATACGAAACCAAGACTCAATATGACCGTAAAATGCAGGAGGTTAATAACCTTCAAAAGCAAACTGCGAGTGTATACGACGTAATCCGCAAGTACGAAGATGAGTATGTTAAGGAAGGCTATAACATTCATGATGTAGCCCGACGCTCAATTACTTGGGATCGAGCTATGAAGCAGGATCCTATGGGTACTGCGGTTGAGTGGCTTCAATCGTATGGCATAAATCCCCAGGATTTAATTAACCAAACTAATGTTCCAATCGATGGAACCTACCAGCAACAGGGTGAGTTTTTAACCCGCGAACAGGCTGAGCAAATTGCTGCGGAGAAGTACGAATCGCTGGCTCAAGAGCAGCAGAAAAAGGCACTTGAGCTATATAATCAGCGTGTCGTAGAATTGTTTATGAATGGCAAGCCTTTGTTCAAGGATCCAGAAACAGCTTCGCAGTTAGAGGCTGAGATGGCTCCTGTGGTCCAAGCTCTCAACGCTACGGGTAGATACTCAAGCGCTGAAGAGGTCCTTGAGACAGCGTACAATTATGTCGTCAATGGCAACCCGACCTTTGCTGGCATCATGCAAAAGATGACATCAGGGCCGACCATTCAACAGCAGCAAGCTGTAGCTCAAAAAGCTAAGCAAGCCGCAAAATCAATATCTGGCTCTGCTGGTAGCGGAACTCCCAGGGTACACGCACAAACACTTAGGGATAACCTACGGCGTCGTTTCCACGGAGAGTAGCCATAGTGTTATCCCACAATGATTAAGGGATAAAATGGCTAATTTAGAAGAAGCTCTCGTAGCTACCCTGTTTGATCAATCCGAGGACATTGCGGATGTTGTGCTCCATCACAACCCCTTCACTTCGGCTCTTGATGAGCAAGGTCGCATTAAGAAAATCTCAGGTGGATATGAACTCCGTAAGCCTGTCATGTACAATGACAACGCTGTAGGTGGATTCTACCAGGGCTACCAGTCGTTCGACCTCAGTTCGATTGACGATCTCACAGCTTTCCGATTTGGAATTAAGCAGGTTTATGAGCCTGTTTCCATCAGCGGTCGTGAGCGTCGCGCTAACCGAGATGAGGCACAGCTCCTTGACCTTGCTGAGCAGAAGATTGAGGCAGCTATCAGCCGTCTCAAGAACACAGTTTCGACATCGCTTCGCGGTGATGGAACTGGCTTCGGCGGAATGGAGTTTGATGGTTTGAAGAAGGCAGTATCGACTTCGCCATCGTCTGGTACATACGGTTCGATTGATCGTTCCGCAAATGTATGGGCTCGTAACTATGCAACAAACGTAACGCTTTCTGCTTCAAACGTGCAGGAGACTTTGACTGATGCTATTAGCCGCCTTACTCGTGGCGATGAGCAGCCAGACCTCGGTCTCATGGACCGAACAGCATGGAAGTACCTCCACTCGTCTTTGACTGCTATTCAGCGCATTCAGCTCCCTACTAAGGAAGCTAAGGCTGGATTCCGCATGTTGGATTACGATGGTTGTAAGTTCGTATTTGATGGTGGATTTGGTTCAGCAGTGCTTGAGACTAATTCGTGCCGATTGCTCAATACTAAGTATTGGACATTTGACATGGTTCGTGGCGCTGACTTTAAGCCATTGGCACCTACTATGGATCGTCCAGTTGATCAGGATGCTTTCTTCACCGTAATTCTCGTTGAAGGAAACCTCTGCTGTTCTGCTCCGGCTCTCCAGGGTGTAATTTACGCTTAATTTTGGAGGATTAGAGTATGTCACAAAGTGGATCATTTGGAGTTAATTACAAGCGCACCTACGATGCTTCTGTAGTTCCAACACTTCCAGCAACTGCTGGAACATTGGGAAGTTCACCAGAAGGTGAGTGGGTTTTTGTTCTCGCGAGTGGGTCTATTGCCCAGTACGCTTGGGTAAAAATCACTGATGCTGGCGTAGCATCCGAGGCTACTGATGCAATCGCCGGACCTATCCAGGTTGGTGTTGCTCAGGTTGCTGCAACTGACGGCCAATACCTTTGGGTATGGGTTGGCGGAACTATGGGTGGTGGAACAGGAAAGGGTATTAAGGGCAAGATCCTTACAGGATATGTTGCTGGCGCTGCTCTTTATTCAACCTCTACTGCTGGTTGTGCTGATGATGCAACAGCTACAGATCGGTTCTACAATGTATACGGACTTGCCGGTACAACTGGAACTCAGGCTGTAGAACTTGCTTCGACAGGAACAATCACTGCGTAGTTATAAAGGGGGGCGCAAGCCCCCCTATTTATGAGGATTTATGCCAAGCGTAACCAATCTAATTGGACTTGGGGTTCCCCCAGAGCAAGCATCAGAGATCGCTAATGGTACTTTCTCAGTCGTTACATCAACTGCAACAGTAAACGCTACTGCTGCTGGTGTGCGTACTAAGATGGCTATCAATAACGTAAATGACACAACACCAACAGCAGCTGAGCTTACCACTTCTTTCGGTACTCCAGCGACTGTAGGAACAGGTTTTGTAGGTATTGTTAAGGATGCAGATACGGACACTAACTGCTTTGTAGTAGTTAGTAACGGAGTATCCTATTACTACCTAAAGTTTACTAAAGCTCTCTAATTTTTAAGGGGGGCTAGTCCCCCCGATTTAATAGGTATTTTATGACTTCTTACGCTGGCAAAGCGGTTACAACTACCCCGACAATTCCTACTGCAACAAGCACAACTATCCTTGCTGCAAACCCTTTTCGTAAGTTTCTGCTTATTCAAAATGCTTCAGCAGCGCATGTCGGAATTGGCCTTGATGGCCAAACACTTACTGGGATAGCTCCAACTGCTACCAATAAGTGCATCGATCTTACAAACAATGACAATGGAAACAGACTGGTTTTCAGCGATGGATTTGTACCAAATGGGGTCATTACGGCATATCAGACAAGTGGCGCGTCCATCAATTCGATAGTCGTTGTAGAAGGCTAGTGATATAACCAGATAGGCAATTATGCCTATTTAGGAGATAACTATGGCAAATATAGACTGGCATACAATTATGTCGGGCAATAGCCAGCCAAAGAAGCGGTACAGCGGCGCAAACATCAAGTTTTTCTACGCTTACAATGAAAACGAAGAAAAGTCGCTGAGCGAGGGTCGTCCCATTTTTGATGAGATTCCTTCGATTAGTATTCAATGGCCTGGTGGGGATGAGACAGTAAGACGCATTGAGCCCCAGGATATTCAAGAATATCCCGAGCTTTATGGTCGCTTTAAAGCTGGTAGTGAGCCAGTAACTGAAGGGACACCGTTAGCTGAGTGGTCACTCATGACTGGCTCAGCTATGCGCGAGCTTCAATACCTTGGCTTTAAAACTGTGGAGCAGCTTGCTGCCGCATCCGATGAAGCTAAGCGCAAAATTGGTCCACTGTCGCGTTTTATTAAGCTGGCGCAAGACTGGCTAAACGCTGCAAAATCGGATCAGAACGAAGTCGTTAAATTGAAGCAAATGCTCGATAAGGCTGAAGCTCGAACTAAAGCTCTTGAAGAGCGGTTGGAGTTGTTCATCCAGCGAGCAGAGGCTACCGAGGGAACCGATTTGCGAAGCTACCGAAAGGAGGTGATCCAATCTACTGAGGCTGAGGACGATGTAGTTGACGAGACACTTCCACGACGAGGACGACCAAGGAAAGTATGAGCATAGCCACGGTAATACAAAATGTAGCAAATGAGGCTGGTTATACGGTCGAGTCCAACATTTTTACATCAAATGAAACTACGACCAAACAGTTATTAGCTATTGCTCAGCGTATTAACCGTGACATGTTTGAAGCGTATCCATGGCCCAAGTGTTACGCTTCTGGTTCTATAACGCTGGTAGGTGGGCAAGCTACCTACGCCCTACCAGCGGCTTTTTCTCGCTATCAATACGAATCATTTTGGAATAAGAGCACTCGCTGGCGCGTACTTGGTCCGATGACCGAGCAGGAGTACGCAGAGATTAAGGGTTTTGGATTAGAGCCAACCGTATATCAACGGTTCCAAATTAGAGGCATGTCGAACAACGAACTGCTTATAAACCCGACGCCAGGAGCAAATAATGATGGCGACATTATTATCTTTGAGTACATCGCTGATCGCTCTGTTATTCCTGTTACATGGACTGCAAGCACTAGCTTTGCTGCTAATGCGTATTGCTCATACAACGGGAATTATTATCAAACTACTTCTGGTGGTACTACTGGCGCTACTGCACCTACTCACACGAGCGGCTCAGTATCTGACGGCGGGGTGACTTGGACTTATTATAATGGTCCATACGACAAGTTTTTAGCGGATACGGATACAAGCATATTCCAAGAGAAGTTGCTTGAGCAGGGCGTATTAGAGCGATTTGCTGAGATTCATGGCTTGGACAGCATTAGGCCAGTATTCCTTCAGCAGCTTCATGAAGAGTTTAGTAGAACATATTCTGGCAAAGTAGTTTGGGCTGGTGGATCTAATCGACCACTTCAATACGCACGAGCTGGAGTAGCTGTATTTGGGACGTGGATATAATGCAAGAGCCAGCGATTGTACAACAGGACTCATTAGCTTACTACCGATGGCTTCGCGCTCAGAATGTTCCTGGCGCACAGGCATATCAAATGACTGAGCAGCGTTTTGGTCCTGCTCAAACTCCACAGGAGCGAGCTAAGCGCCAACAGGCTGCCGCTGAAAACGCTGGGTATGCTCAAGTCGGTGGAGCTATTGCTGGTGCAGCTGCAACTAATTGGGCACTTAACGGATTCCAAACTCCAGAATGGTATAAGAGTCTTACAGGTGGTTCTGGATCAACTCCAGCTGTTGGGCCAAATGTAACTCAAGCTCAATATAATAATTGGAATACTGGAGCTAACCAGGCTACTGCTGCTGAACAGGGCGGCCTTCAAAGCATTGGAACACCTAAAGTAATTAGTTCGCAAGGTGGGATGTCTAAAATTGAAACACCAACTGGCGTTCAAGAGGTCCCAACTGAATCGCTTTCAGATAGCGGTTTTTGGAGCAATGTAAACTGGGGACAGGTCGCGCAAGGTGGACTTGCACTTGCTCAAATGTACGGTGCTTATAAAAGTCTTAAAAGTGGCGATAAAGTTGGTGGTGGCATCAATATGGCTGCTGGCGTTGGTAACTTAGCCGCTGCAAGTGGACTTGCAAGTGGTAGTTATGTTGTTCCAGGACTAAATATCGTTGCCGGAGCATACGGTGGTTATCAAACTGCTAATGCTATGGGCGATATGGCTGCTGGTAGTCAGCGTACTAAAATGGGCGTAGTAGGCGGTGCTAGTTCTGGAGCCGCGATTGGAGCAGGTGTTGGCTCTATTGTTCCTGGAGTTGGAACAGCTATTGGAGCAGGTGTTGGCGCAATCATTGGGGCAACCGCTGGCGCAGTGGGCTCATGGACTGGCTCGCATAAAGGCAAGGCTCAATTTATGCGCGATCAGATTCGCGGTGTAATGCAGCAAAATGGAATCCTTGATAAAGACTTTCAGGGCACACTTGCGGATGGCTCCAAATATGATTTTGGCAAAGACGGCTCAACATTAAAGTGGAAGCAAATCGATAAGATTGCAGCGGATCAACCTGCTGCATGGAATAGTGCAGTACCACTTGCAGATGCTTTAGCAGCATCCTATGGATTTGTAGGTCAAAAAGCATCGGATATTGCGGCTTGGTATGCTAAGGGCGCAGTAAGTAATGCAGGCAATGATAGCAACATTGCCATTCAAAACATGCAGCATTTTGCTAAACAACAAGGCATTACGGCTGATATGATTAAGCAAAAACTTGATGAAGCATTAAAAGATAATCGAATTACTCAAGATAAATACAACTATTACTTGAGCGGTGCTCAACAGTTGACTGGTGGAACACCTGCTGGACAGCAGCAACAGATACAGCGACCAGGCAAAGGCCAAGTAACGCGAGTATCGCCAGGTATGTACATGAACGATCAAGGTAAGGTAAGCCCTGCTAAGACCGTTCGTGAAGCTCTTCAAAAGAATTATCAAACAACTAAGAAAAAGGAAAAGTAAT